TTGATTTTGAATATATGTTTCATACTCATCCATCAACACCTAAACCAGGTTCTCGAGTTAGCGAAGGTTTTTTATATGAGTTTCCAAGTATATCTGATTTTGAGCATTTTATAGATCATCATAATTTTGGTAAAATTCAAGGTTCTATGATAATAGCACCAGAAGGACTTTACATAATAAAATGTATAGATCCAACAAAAAAAGTTAAGATAAATGAGCGTGAATTTGAAAATTATTTATATGATGAAATTGAGAAAATACAAGATGACGCTATAAAAAAATATAAGAATAAATTACATAAATTTAACGAAATAATCGCGAATGATAGAACTTATATAGATAGATTAAACTTATTAATTAAAGAATTTAATTTAAAAGTTTTTTATAAACCAAGAATTAAAGTAAATAATAAATGGATTTTAGACGATTTATATTTAAAAGTTAAACCAATTGAATAATTCGTTTTTTTTTTAGAAATAAAAAAAATATTTTATAATTCATATATATATGAGTAATACTTTAGCATGTGTAATTTTAGTTATTTTAATCTTAGGAGTAATTTATCAGCTAGTTATGAAAAAAGAAACTTTTGAAAATGATAGTGGATCTAATTTGACTGAATGTTATAAATTAGACACCAATATGTGTAGTCCTGATTGTTGTGGTAATCAATGGCCTGTAAGTTTCGATGTTCAAAAAGACCCTCGAATTGGAGAAGGTGAATTAGGTGACAAATTTATTAGTACTAATATGACATGTTCCGGAAAAATGGGAACTGGTTGTGTTTGTGCTTCAAGAAGCCAATATTCTTTCTTAAGTGACCGAGGCACTAATGCTTAAATTCTTATATAAAATTCATTACCTTTATTTCTTTTTAATTGTGGTTGTTTAAGATCACTTAAACAACCATCACAAAAATAATAAGAGCAATAATCTTTATTATGCTCTTTACATTTATTTTTTTCATGATTACATAATCCTTTTGGACATAAATACTTTTTGATGTAATTTACATCATAATCGTTTTCTTTTTTCTCTTCTTTATCCATTTTAATTTATTTAATTGTAATTATTAGATTACAAATTATTTATAGTTTAAACTTAAATTAATTCAATTTTTTTTTAGTTAAATTATGTAAAATAATTTAGTAATATAATATATGAATTTTTTAGTAGAAACCAAAAATGAGTATACTATTCAATTAATAAACATATTATCTCCACATATTTTTGAAGGATTTGAATCAATTTATTCAGAATCTAAAAAAATAATTAAAAAAGGAGAAGAGAAAAAAATATTAAAAGCGTTTCAACAATTTATAAAACGAGTTCCATCGTGGAATAGTAATTTAATAGAGAATGAAACAGTAAGAATAAAAGCAGCTAGTAGATGTGATTTTTTACATAATTTGTTAAAAGCAGTTATAAAAGCTAATATTATTTTATTATCTAATTCTAAATTGGAAGAAATTAATATTGAGAAAAAATATTTAGATATTCCTTTAGAGAAATTTATTCATAGATGTTATATAGAATGTGCTAGACAGTTTTATAACGCACCATACTTATTTTATCACGATATAAGACCAATTGAAAGAAAAAAACACCAACGAGAATGTTATGATATAATAAAACAAAGTATTAAAGAAGCTATTAGAAAAATGCTTCCTGTTAATCATATATTAGATAAATATTTAGGCGCAAAAATAGAACCTGTTTTAATTGAAGTAGATAAACCTTTATCTAAAACAGAAACTGAAAATTTAAAAGATTTAGTTAATTATGACCTTAATATACAAAAATCAGATAGTATTAAACCATCAAATAATTTAAGAGTTACAGAAACAAATGAAATTATTAGTGATAATGAAACTAATAATATATTAAATGAACTTAAAAATAGCATGATAAAACCTATATCTGAATACTATAATGAAAATAAAAATTCTATTCAAGATGAACTAACTGTAAAAGACTTGAATACACAAGTTACTGAAATAAAAGAAAATAATTTTAATGAAGCTGTTAATAACTTAAATTCTGACGTAGAAAGTATTCTTATAATTGATACTGATGCACAATATGAAGACGTATTTAGTAATAACGAAAATAAAAATAATTTAGATTCTAAAAAAAAAGACCTTCTAATATCTAAATTTAATATCTCATAAAAATATATTACTATATATATGGAAATTAATAAAACTAATCCTATTTTATACGGACTTGTCGCTGGCATTATTACTTACATAATATTATACGTTGACGTTAACTTCGAAAATAAAAGAATTAATTTTAAAAAATCACAAGTTGACGGTAAATGCCTGTGCCCTAAATTTTATGTTACCCTTAAAGTACCTATTATGATTGGAGCCCTAGTTTGGACAATTATATCATATTTTTATGATCTAAATCAAGAGCAAGAAATTAAAGAAATATTAAGTAATAGTACAACATTATTCGATCAAGATTTATTTACGGATATGCCAGATTTTTAAAATATTATTATATATATGGCTAGTTTTAAGGATGTCAATTTTGGGGGCGAGTGTCTTCAATTAGATAAATTTGATTTAAAGAATTTAGTATATGATCAAAACGGTGATTTTTTAAATCCCCGAATTGCAATTATTGCAAAATCTGGTTCAGGAAAAAGTTGGGTTATACGGGATATATTAAGTTATTTAAGAAAAATTCCTTGTGGAGTAATTATTGCTCCTACTGACAAAATGACTGGGTTTTATAATGACTTTTTTCCAGTAACTTTTATACATCATGAATACAAAGAAAGCACTATACCTAGATTACTTAATAGACAAAAAATTATTTTAGATAAAAATACAAGAAGAAAATCAGAAGGTAAAAGACCAATTGATCCAAGATGTTTTCTTATTATGGACGATTGTATGAGTAGCAAACATTTATGGCTTAAAGATCCTAATGTTCTATCTATATTTAATGAAGGTAGACATTATCAATTAACATTTATTTTATCTATGCAATACTCTTTAGGAATTCAACCTGAATTAAGATCAAACTTCGATTATGTTTTTCTTTTAGGTGAAGATTTTATTAATAATAGAAAAAAATTATATGAGCATTATGCTGGAATGTTTCCTTCAAGAGAGTTATTTGATCAAGTGTTTTTACAGGTAACTGATAATTATGGAGTTATGGTTATTAATAATAGATTAAGATCAACTGATATTAGAAAAAAAGTTTTTTGGTATAAAGCACAAAAACAGGACAAATTATCTATTTGTTGTGATCGTTTTAAAAGATATCACGAAATAAATTATGATCCCAATCATGATAAAAGATTACCATTTATTGATATGAATAATTTTGGTATCAAAAGAAAAACTCAAATTCAAGTTGTTAAAAATGAAAATAATGATTAATTTAATTTTGTATTAGCTTCTGTTTGTACAAAAGAACCTACCCAAGGTGAAGGATTATCAAACATAGATCCAAAAATATCGTCGATTGGAACTGGAGAATCTTGTTCCTCTTTAAATGTTCTTGGAACATATTTATATTCAGTTTGTTTTTTTTCACATTTAAAATTACTTTTTGTTACATCAATTGTAATAAATATTATAGATATTATAAATAATATTAATAATAACACTTTTGCATTTAACATATATATATATATATATAATAAATATATTTTATATATATATGAATTTTAGAAGAATAATTTTATTCTCTTTTATTGCTCCTTTTATAGAACCTATAAATTTAGATTATTATGTTAACACTAAGTTAGATAATTACGAATTATTTACTAATGATAATTTGAAAACAATTCTAAAAACTGATCAAGATATACAATTTAATGATAATCATATTGTATCATTCGATTATAAATCTTCCGTTACTGGATTTAAAGTTATATCTAATATGACACTAATTAAAAATTATGAAAATTTTAAAATTCATATTAATAATTATTATATGAATAATACTATCACATTTACTAAAAAATATCAAGATACATTACATATTAACGTTATATCTGATTCTAATATGAATATACCAAAATATATTCATAAAAAAATTCTTAATAAAAAAATTAAACAAATTATTAATACTATTACTCAATTATAATTTTTCTTCCTTTAATAAATTCTCATACTTCTCTTTAGCTTTCTTTAACTCTTCATTTAAATTCACATCATCTAATGATTCATCCACTAATTCATCTAATAACTCATTTTTCTCTTTATCATCCTTATTCTCTAATGTTTGAGAACCACTGGCATTAAACATTTTTACCTTCTCCTGATTCTCCTTATGCGCCTTCATTAAATTATTTAAATCATCATTCGCATACTCGAAATCCTCCGCATTTTCTGAATTATCCTCCCACGCTACCCAATGTCCTATATTCCCGACATATGTGTTTATCGTACTCTCTACATTATACAAACTTTTACACCTCTCCTTCGCATCTTCCTCATTATTATACATTCCCCTTACCTTGAATCCACGAATTTCTAAATTATTCTCCTTCTCTAACTGATCAGATGTTAAAAATGATATACAATAATATTTTTGATCTGTAGGATCATCTTCCTTCAAATAATCTATCTTCTTCCCACCTTCATTTATCACTTCTTCTGATTTTAATAATTCTTGTTTTTCCTCTTTCTCTTGACTAATATATGTCGTATCATCATAATTAGTCTTTCTTCTCTCATGACTCTCATTCGCTTCTTTTCTTTCATCTAAATATAATCTCATTAATTCATTTAATTCACTATTTAAATCATCTCCTTCTTTAAAATTATCTCTATACGCTATCCATTTCCCAACCTCAATTGCAAAAACTGGGAAATCTTTCTCCTTTTCATGAAATTTTCTTGCCTCATCATTTGCTCTTTTATTAGAACTATAAATACCTTTTATTTTTAATAAAAATTTATTACAATTTTTAACTAATTCAGGAGTAATTAATGATACAACCGCCCAAGTCTGATTATTTATTACTGGATCTTCAATCAACAAATCTGTCATTATCTAATATAATTACTTTATCTTTAAATCATTCAATATAAAAAATCATAAATCTATTTTTAATTTATTAATAAATAAGTCATTTAAATTATCTTCACTTTCAATGATTACTTTTATAGTATCTAAATTTATTTTTAATAAAACATAATCATCTTTATAATTTTCATGTTTAGTATTATCATCCATGAAAATTTTAATTTCTTCATTCCCAGCTAATTCTAATATTTCACTCATAATAACTTCTAAAAATGTAGAAATTGAAATAATTACATCATAATCTATCTTTACATTATGAAAAATATTCTTTAAATACATTTTTAAAGTTTTAAAAACACTTTTTGTTTTAATTACTATACCTAATCTTTTACTATCAAATAAAGTTTTTGTATTAAATTTATTACAAATTTTATTTCTTATTTCTTTTTTACAAGTATCATCGTCATAAATATGTTTCATTACTTGTAAAAAATGATTTTTATTTAACCTAAAATTATTACTCCCTTTAAAGAAAAGTGCTTCTGGTCTTTCAATTTCATCATCAGATGAATCTTCTGAGATATACTCATATATATCATCTTCTTTAATTGCATTTTTTATCAAAGATATTTTAATTTTATTTATCATTTCTAAAAATAATTTATCAAAAATAATATTTAGAAAATTCTTTGTTTCATTATTTATTTGAAATTTAACATTTAATTCTTTATTTTTCACATATATTCTAGTGTCTGAATGTATTTGATCTAAAATATTTTCTATTTGATAATTGATTAAATTTTTATTTTTTTTTTTCAAATTAAATATAAATTGTTTAACTTCTGAATTTATTAAAGTACAACCTTTATAAATTATATTATAATTACTTATTTCATTATTATTCCAATAACCTTTACAAATAGTTCCATCTAAAAAATGCAATTCCCCATTACCATTTTTACAATGATTATTATTAATTTCGCCTATATATTTATTTCCATTTTCATAAAATATGATTCCATGATCTATTTCATCATTATGATATTCACATTGAATAATACATTTTTCATTGGCCTTTCCTTTATCTATTGAATTCGTAACATTATTATATAATATTAAAGAATTACCATTTTTTTTATCATCAATCCATTTACTTACATAACTAACACCATTATCAATTAATATGCCTTTACCATGTTTTTTATTATTTAACCATTCACCATTATAATCATAACATTTGTAATTATTGAAAGTACCATATTCATCAAATTCATTATTAAAATTTAACATAAAATTGCCTTCTCCATCTTTTTTACCGTCTTTAACAGAACCAATATATGTAAATTCCTTATGAAATAATCTAACTTTTTCACAAGTAACATTTTCTTTATTATCTTTATTTTTTATTAAATCATTTTCAAAAATAATTTCTTTTTTAATTATATTCTTTAAATTCCATTCATCAATTTGACTTTTTAAATTATAATTATAAATTAATATAGGTTCAACAAATTCTTGATTCGTTAATGGTGATTTACAAGATTCATTTAAATGTTTTTTTATATTATTAATATCGTATGTATGCCCATCATTAAATAAAACTGGAGTTTCCATTACATTAAGACCAATTGGACATTTAAATGATTCTATTTCACACTCTGGAGCATAATATGCTAAACTTTTTGGATCTTCCATTTTATTAGTATAAAAATTTATAATAATAAAAATTAATTTATTTCAATTTTTTTAAGAAATTCACTATCGATATTTCTTTATCTAATTTACATTTTTCTAAATATTTTATGTATTTATTCATCTATAAAAAATTTATAACTTTATACTTAAATAACTTTATAATTTACTAACATTTCTTGAATAAATATTATCATAATATTTTTTACCTCCACCACTTTGGTTAATTGATTCTAATTCAATTTCTGTTGGTAATTCAATTGATAATTCACTGTCTACACCATCAGATTTTTTATCATCACTTTTAAACAATCTCTTAAAAAAGCTAAACATATATAATACTAAATATTTTTTAATTCTTCACAATAATTTGAATAAATACTTGAACAATTCATACTCTGACACCACTCGTCACTATATTCATCACTTATTGATTTACAATTTGGCTTACAAAAATCTTCATAAATTAATACACAGTTTATATCCTCGCAAAATTCATTACTTACTTCTGAATTAATTGACATACATCTATATTTTGGCACTTCATGCTGACGTAGATAATTGCCAAAAACTCCACTTATAAAAATTAATAATATAAAATACATTTTATGTTATTAAAATTTATTAAAACTTAAATTATTTTAAATCAATTTTTTCTCTAAATAAGAATAGTTATTTTCTAAATTAAAATTGAAATTTACAACAATTATTTACTTTTCTATATATATAACTAAATATGGACGAATACAAAGAGCTTTTAAAAAAATGTTATAAAAAAGTAAATATTAATTTAAATTATGTTGACAAATTAATAGAAAGTGTATATCCTTGGCAAGGAAAAGATTATTTAATATCAAAAATACCAAATACTAATGATTATGTACCAATTGATTATAATCTTTATGCAATTGTGAAAAAATTGTGGAAAGAAGGTTTTATTACACTGGGTTGGGACGAAGGTAGTGAAATGGAAATTGGTTTTATAACTTTAAAAAAAACTAAAACTACTTTAAATAAATTAATTAAACTATTTGGTAATGATAACATTATTTTACATAAAAAAATTATTAATAATATAGATGATAAAATTAATATTAGTAAGTTTAATGATGCAATATCTATAAATTTCGATTATAATATTATTCCAAAAATACATAAAATACTCGGTATAAAAAAAACAACAAGAAAGCCATTACCAGGATCTGTATCTTGTTCTGTAATATTAAAAATTGATTATAAAAAAATAGATAAAATGTTTCAATCTTCCTTAAATAAAGAAAATTAAATCTCATATTCAGGATACTTATTCACAAGTTTTTTCTTAAACAATTCGTAATTCTCATCATAAGATTTAGATTTATTTAACTTCATTTGCATATTATATTTATTACTATCATTTCTATAATCTAAAATAAATATGATTCTTCATCTTTTTCTTTTAGTCTTATACCAACTGGTAATTCTTTTTTTTCTTTAATGCATTCTTTATTTTGTTCTATATTTTCTAAGTATTGTTTAATTTCGGTAAGTTTATCTTGAATTGAAACTTTATTAGATTTGGAGCTACTAATGTCTTTATCTTGTTTAGGGTGGCCTTCAATTCTGAAGTATTCTCTATACAAGTTTTTTTCTTTATTGTAGCATTCGTTATAGTAGCATACGTATTTAGGAAGCATATTTTGTGTAATTTCTTGAGGTAATTCTTGTGCGATAGATTGTCTTTTTCTTTTATCAGTGTTTTGATTTTGTTGGCTTTGTGTGGCTAGACGCAGATTGCATAATCTGTTATCTAATTTATCTCTATTGATGTGGTCAACTGTTTTTGTATTTTTACTTAAGCCATTTCCATAGTAATCCATTAGATGTTGGTGTAAATATAATATAGTATCATTATCTTCAATAATTACATGAGCGCCAATATATCCATTTGATAATTTATACCAAGTTAATTGTTGATTATTAAAAGATTTTACTTTATTAATTGATTCTTCAGAAATAATTGTGTAATCATTATTACATTCCATAAAATATTTTTTTCTCTTAGAAATAATATTAATTGTTTTATAAATTGAATTTTTTTCGATACCAGCTGATTTTCCTTTACTGTTTATATGACCATCAATCTTATTTAATACTTTATAAATTTTTCCTTTATAACAAATTGTTCTCTCTTCTATAATTTTTAAGTTTGAAATACGATAATTAAATATATCACCATCAATAAATGTAACTTTATCATTACACTTACTCTTCATAATTTTGTCTAATAAATAAATTGTTTTACCATTATTATCTAAATGATATGGTCGAATTTTATTATCTAATTTCCATCTTATCAATGATGTTGATTTTGAATTATTTGTACATAAATCTTCAAAATTACCTATGTCGAATTTAAACTCCTTTTCATGAATCTTTACTACAAAAGACATATTTTATATAAATATTATACAAAGTAAGTCTTTAAATAACTTTATTCAAATAATATATTTTATTTTATATTCTATATAATAATTCTAATTGCTATACGCAAGTCCTCCCATACCAGACATAACTCTCAATACGTTGTAGTTAACAGCGTATACGTATAAAGAAGATGAAGCACCAGCCATAGTAACAGTCAAAGTTGCGTTATCAATTCTGGAGAAGTTACATGTTCCAGATGGTTGATGTTCTTCTGGGTTCAAAGCAAAAGAATATACGTTAATACCAGCGCTTGGAGTTCTGGTGTGGTGAGTATGTGGTTGTACGAAGTTGAAGAAAGCACCAGTTTCTTGGCTGAATCGATCATGTCCGTTCAATTGTAATAAAGCACTTGTAACTGGGTTAACTCCATTTCCATCAGTGAAATCACCGAATCCTTGGTCAGCACCCCAGATCAATTCTTTAACTGGATGGTTAAAGTTTAATCTGACTTTGCTGGTTCCAGTAGCAGCAATAGTTTCTACACCAGTAAATTGTAATTGTTCAACTAAGTACTCATGAGAAGCTTGTGCGAATCTTTTTCGCTCTTCAGAATCTAAGTAAACATAGTTTACTAATAAGGTAGTGTTAGATAAAGCTAAGTCAGCAATAGAATCGAACTCAAACTCTAATCTTACATCGTGGTATTGTAAAGCAATCAATGGTAAAGCCAAACCATCGTTTCGGCAGCAGAAGAATTGTAATGGAACATACAAACTTACTGCATCACCAGCACCCATAGGCATAACTGGAGATACAATAGCAGTGAAAGCATCTTCGTGTTCTGCAGTTCGGGTCAATTGACTCCAAACATGCATCCATCGTCCGTAATGTTTGTCAATTTTAGTTCCTCCAATTTGTAATTCAACAGATTTGATGATAGCATATCCCAAATCTGCTACATCTACTGCACCAGAAGCAGTAGCAGTGGTCTTCAACCACATTTTTGTTACTAAATCTCCGTTTCTAGTAATTACAACAGTAGATTTTCCTCCTAAAG